CCGGCGCACTCGCGAAGGCTACGCAGTTGACGTAATTTTGATTGTTCCATGAGAAAGGGGCGGCTTCGGCTGCCCTTTTTTTTTGTCCGTATTTTAGCGACATGATGACCGTAGAAATTACAGGCACGCCAACGCTCGACAGCGTCATCACGGTGGCCGACCTTAAGGCGCATTTACGCGTCGACCACAGCGACGAAGACACGCTAATAACGAGCCTTCGGGGCGCGGCCATTTCGTGGATTGAGGACTATTGCAATACGCGCCTGGGCGACGTTACGGCCGTGGGCTATATCGACCATTTCTATAACGCACGCTTTCCCGTCGGCCCGGTGAATTCGATTACTTCGGTGACGTACAAAGACGCGGCAGGCGACACGCAGACGCTGGCAACAACGAAGTATTGGTACGACATCAAAACGAAGTCGGCACGCATCACGTTCGATAACGTGCCCGATTTGTACGACGATACATTCCACGCCGTGCAAATCAACATGAACATCGGTTACGCCGAAGCCGACGTACCCGAGCCCGTTTTGCACGCCATCCGCTTGCTCGTTGGGCATCTGTACGAGAACCGGCAGCAGGTATCGCGCACGAACGTTTACGAATTACCCTTGGGCATCCATTCGCTTGTTAGCCCATACCGCAATATCTTGGCTGTATGAGGTTCGGCACGATGGACAGACGGATAACGATTCAGCGGGCCACGCTGAGCGCGAACGCATACGGCGAACGCGCGGAAACGTGGGGTACGCTTGCGACCGTATGGGCCGAGGTGCAGTACAAGGAAGGCAGCGGCCGCGAAGCCGTGCAAAGCGACCAGGTATTCAGCAGCCAGCCCGTGCATTTCATTATCCGGTACTCGTCTGACGTAAGCGACGTGAAGCCCAGCGACCGCGTGAGCTACAACGGCAACATTTACCAAATCGAAGGCGTGCAAGAAATCGGCCGCCAGGAAGGCTTTAGAATCGTAACCAGTTTGCGCGGTGAGTAATGGACGATTTGCAGAAACAATTGCGGCAAATCGAAAAGCGGTTAGATCGCGCTGCACGGTTTGGAAGCATCCAGCACAAAGAAATTAAGAAAGCGAACCGCGAGGCGGCGAAGCAATACGTACCGGTTCAGCGTTCGCTTATAAAGAACTTCAAAGAGGACATTGAGATACGGCCGGGGCTGGTGGTTACGCGCGGACAGCTCAAAAAATCGATTGGCGTATGGTTTCCTAAGGGCAGCAATACAGCCATTGCCGGTCCGCGTGCAAACCGTGCAGGCAAAACGAAATTAAAGCGCAAGGTGCGCGATACTGCGGACGGTTGGTTCGCACACATCGTAGAGATGGGCGCACGCCCGGCGCAGATGAAGAAAGGGGGTAAGCGCGGCGGCCCGGGCGTACGGTTGCAAACGCCAAACACGGGCGTATTGACGCGCGGCTTGCAGTTAGGGCAACCGAAGGTTAAGAGCAAGCAGATAAGCCTGTACAGAAGCGAGTTTAAACGATATATGAAATGATTGTAGGAAAAGCCATATACTACCTTTTGACCAATGCGACGGGCGTAACCGACATCGTAAGCACGCGCGTTTACCCGGAAGTCGCACAGCAGGACGCGGCGTTGCCGTATATCGTTTACAACGTAGCCAACAACGAGCCGACGGATACGAAGCCCGAACCTTCGAAGCTCGACACGGCGCAAGTCGAGGTAAATATTTACAGCGACAGCTACACCGAAGCCATTGATTTGGCCGTAGCCGTCCGGGCTGCATTGGATCGTGTGAAGGGCACGTACAACGGCGTGAACGTTCAAAGCATCCAGTACCTCAACGAGATAATCGACTTTGACGAACCGCAGCGCGCGTACAACATCAACGCCGATTACGATGTACGCATCAGCCGCAGCGGCTTTGAGATTGCCCAAGGTTCACCGATTACGGGCGTGGAGCTTGGCGAGCTGTCCGATGTGAACGTAGCCGGGGCGACGGATAACCAGGTATTGAGTTACGACGCAGCCACGGACAGCTGGATACCTGCAGCCGACGCAGGTGGAGCTGAACAGCTGAACGACCTGAGCGACGTCAATTTAAACTTGCCTGACACAGATGAGTTCTTGCGATACAACGGCGGGGAATGGGTTAATGACCCTTTGTCGATTAGCCAAGTCCAAGGGTTGCAAGCGGCACTGGACGCTACGCCTGACGCATTGAGCGACTTGACCGACGTTGATGCAGGGCAACCGACAAGCGGCCAGTTGCTTGCTTACGGTCAGGGCGATTGGGGCCCGATTGACCAAGACGAGATTACGTTACCCATTGACAGCGTGACGGGCTTGCAGGCGGCACTGGATGCCACGCCCGACGCTTTGTCCGATTTGACCGACGTGAAGATTGTCGGCACGCCCAGCGAAGGCGACGCGCTGGTATACAGCAGCGGCTTTTGGGCGCGAGGTACGGCGGGTGCTTCGACGCTTGGCGACCTGAGCGATGTGAATTTGACCACGCCAAGCACGGGCGCGTATCTGCAATACGACGGGGCAGATTGGATTGATTCGGTTATCACCTTGCCAAGCGTTCCCAGCACGTACTACCACAACCGCTACGCAACCGAGGCGGCTGCACTACGATCGGGCGCAACGGCTACGGTTGAGCTGTACTATACGGCACAGGCTGACGGCGACGGTTATGCGGAGAGCGCGGAGAGCGACACGGCGACTACGGGTTACGACATTAGGCGCAAGCTGTATTACAGTGAAGCTGCACAGGCGGACTGCGACACAGGCACGTGGGTACAATTCGCAGACATCGCGGACGACACTACGTTCGCAAGCGCGAAGGCTACGCTGCTCGCGTACCTGAAGGAACGGACGGGCGGCACGGTTCCTATTAGCCTGAAGATGACGTGGGAGGAGGTAGCGGAAGCTCCATCGTTTACGGGCTTGCTGAATGAGAGTTACGGAAGCGGCGCGGCTGCGGCGTATTCGGTGCGGCGTTTGAACGGGCTGTATACAGGCAGTGCGATTGAGGTAGAACGCAGTTCGGACAATCAGACGCAGGACATCGGCTTTGATGTGGACGGCAACCTCGACGAGAGCGCACTCACGACGTTCTGCACGGGTACGACGTGCAAGGTACGCACGTGGTACGACCAATCGGTTACGGGCGGCACGGGTTCAGGCAACGACGCGCAACAGACTGACCACACGAAGCAGCCGACTATTTACACGGGTGGTGCGTTGGTGAAGGAGAATGGGAAAGTCGCGGTGCAGTTTGATGGGTCAAACGATGTGCTAAAAACAAGCAGCGTTTTAATTAGTGGAACGGTCGGACGTTCAATGTTTGTAACCGCTAAAGCCGATACAATTGGTATTAATTCAATATTTAGCCTGACAGACAATGGAAACGCAACGGGTACGTTGTGGCGATTTACACCTGAAGTGGCTATTAGAGTGATTGGTGCTCAAGTGTTCGATAATAATCCGATGGACGTTCAAACGCTGGGTTCTGTTCATTTGGCGGCGAGTTCGAACATCGCTGATATTTCATATTTTGAAAACGGAGCACAGGTAACCGCAACATCTTTGGGAACAACAGACCCAATAAACACTACAAGTCTTGGTGTTAGCGAAATCGGCGGATACCAAGATGGAGCATCGTGGTTTTATGACGGTAATATTCAAGAAATTGTAATGTATGCTTCCGACCAATCTAGCAACCGCACCTCCATCGAATCCAACATCGGCGACTACTTCACCCAAAACACGCCACTCCTCGACACGTATACAGGAGCGGCGGCGGCCTACTCTTTGCGCAAGCTGCGAACCGCTTACACGGGTTCAGCCATTCGGGTACGACGGGCAAGCGATAACACAGAGCAGGATATTGGATTTAACGTCTTCGGTGAGCTCGATACGGTCTCACTCGCTTCGTTCTGTTCAGGTACGAACGGCTTTGTGGTGACGTGGTACGACCAAAGCGGCAACGCGAACGACGCGACGCAGGGCGCGACGAGTTTTCAGCCAAAGATTTACGACAGCTCGACGGGCGTGGTGACGGAGAACGGGAAGCCAGCGGTGGATTTTGATGGTTCAGACGATTACTTTGATTTGACAGGATTCACAGTATCGGCGAGCGATTAC